GCATTTGTGAGAACGATTGCCCTAATTCGTAAGCAAGTAATACAGAACATAAATCCAAGCCATACCAGCATGAATTGTGGCCCACAGCACAGACTTGTGCAGCGACCAGCTAATGCTTGCCGCAATAGCTGTTCCCATAACGCCAAACCATTGACCTAAACTCATTCCGCCACCTGCCGAATTTCCATGCCAGCGCGGATGCCCTTAACCACAAGGCGCATCCAAACTGTGTTATCCCAATCGCCAGAAAAGAAGTGCCGCCAATCCTCGTTGTCCTGCTTCTCCGCCTGTTCAGCACAAATGTGGCGCGCAATCTGCTTGATGGCTAATTCTTCTTCTTTGCTCATTTCTTTGATCCAATTGCATCCCTGATGGCCGCACAAGCCTCTGCAACACGCCCACCATTTACGTTGTAGATTGCTGCTAAGTCATGCTGCGGATAGCCTTTGACGTAATGCGCCCAAGCTACCGTAATCTTTTCCTCAAATGTAAGAGCCGTTTTGCTTTGCCCCTCACTGATATAATTTCTCATTTGTTCTGTTCCTCTCTAAGCCGCTTGGCTTCAGCAAATGTCAGCCCATCCGAATTACGCAAAGGCCATGCAGATTGCGGAGATACACGATGGTTGCGGCCAATCGGCGCAGCGGTGCGAATGCGGCAATCGCTATCAGTCATCACGGGATAGGTCATAGCACAAGTCTCCATAAGCATCGTCATCAGCTATAAAATCCTCAAACACCCGATCATGGCAAGCATCCAAAATGCGCTTGTAATTCTCAGGTGAAAGCAAAATTTCATCGCCATCAAGCGTTATAAGAATGTCCTCAATTTCGACTTCATCACCGTAACTGGTAGCTTCATAACTAACCTCAACCTCTACATCCTCATCATCAATGGTCAGGATGTGCGTAAACTCTGCAATCATCTCTTTTCTCCCTTGTTAGGCATTGCCCACAAACAGAGATAAAGAGTGCTTTGTTTTGTGTAAAGTGTTTTTAAGCAAGGAGCGCCTTGGGCAAGCGGTCTGTCAGACCAAGGCTAACAACCATCCTTTTGAACCTATCGACGCACAGTGCGTGTTGGCCTGTTTCAAGCTGCCTTATGAGCAGCCTTTCTGACTGCTCTTTTATTCTGTTTTGTTCGTTGCTGTATCGCGTTTCCTCGCCTTTTTTGGCGGCTGCAATGCGCTTGTCTGTTTTTTCGGCAGCTTTGCGCTCTGTATTCTGCCTGACTAGCAAGGCCAATTCGCGGTGTGAGGTTACAACGGAAACTGGACATTGCAGCATATTGGCAACCGCCTCATCACAGCCGTGGATGTTTATCAATTCAATGATTGTTGTTGTGCTAACTGTGGTCATGGTTGCTTCTCCAGTGCTTCTTCAATAATCCGCAAGATGTAAGACGATCCGCCATAGGTATTGTTATGTTCGCGGATTTTTATCAGCGCGGCGGTGAGGGCTTCGATGCGGTCGGCTGCTTGGCGCAAATCCTGCCCCGCACGCGAAACTATATGACCGCTAGATACCAGCGGTTCCCACGCCTCCAGCCGCGCTACCAATTCTTCATCAGTCATGATTGCGCGCCTTAGAATGGTACATCATCATCAAGGTCTTGGTCATCGTTCCATGATGTGTGTTGGTTGGTGTCACTGGCTGGCTGGCTGGCTTCCTGCTTGCCGCTTAGAAGCACCATTGAGGCTCTTGGCCCATTGAGCATAATTTCAGTTGAATACCTGTCGTTGCCGCTCTGGTCTTTCCATTTGCGGGTTCGTAGCTGGCCTTCAACGTAAACCTTGCTGCCCTTCCTCAAAAATCGCTCGGCAATACCAACCAGACCATCATTCAAAATGGAAACGGTGTGCCATTCAGTTTGCTCTTTTTGTTCGCCAGTCTGCTTGTCCTTCCATTTTTCGGATGTCGCCATGCGCAAATTGCAGACGCGCCCACCATTCTGGAAACTCTTAATTTCAGGGTCGGCCCCAAGAGAGCCAATGAGTTGCACTTTATTCAAAGATGACATGGTTACCTCACGAAATGCCAAGGGCGGAAAGATAGGTTTCTAGCAGGGCTTGGTATTCCTGCCTGTCATGCGGCTCCATCGCTCTTAGGCGGATGACAGCGCGCAAAATCTTGGTGTCAAAGCCAGATGCCTTGGCCTCAGAATAGACATCTCTAATGTCATCCTGAATGCCTTTCTTTTCCTCGTTCAATCGCTCAATGCGCTCAATCAGCAACCGCAGTTGGTCACCGGCTGTATTCATAGTCATGTCTTTCACTCCATTTAACGTTATGTTGTGTTCCATAGGCATAGATAAATTCGATCATGTCGGACATCTGCGCCTTGGTTAGCTTCGATGTTTTAAAGCCAATCGGGAATGGCTGGTTATTCAACCCAATGGTAAACATCACCTCATACGATAGTGCGGCCATAAAAATACATTTCCACACCTCTGGAATATGATGCCTGTCCTCTGGTGCTGCGCGGCTAATGTCTGACAGCATGGCCCACATCTTTGCGTTTTGGTCATCGGTGCGCTTTGCCGCGCTGACTTTTACGATTGCATCTTGTGGCGCTTTATCAATCAGGCGCTTTGCCAAATCGCGTTGTGCGTCACCTCGCAAGATAACAGTCTGGCTCAAATGCCTAACTCCCGTTTCTTGGCGGCAATCTCTGCCGACTTTGGGCTGGCCTTGGCAAAGGCTGCGGCCATTTTTAGCGGATCAATTTCCTTGCTGCTCCAGAAAGTGCGCTCACCCTGCCTGTGCTGTAAGGCATGGCAATCCTTGCACAAGCTAACAGTCAGCCAATCATGGGGCTTCTGTGCTATCCCTGCGCCACTGCCTATCCGAATGTGCGCCACTTCAATTGCTGTCATTGTTCCACAGGTGCAGCAAGCGTGGCTTCGCACAAAGTTGCAGTGAGCGGGTGAGCGCCAGCGCGTTTCCCTTTTAGCTGGTTTCGGTATGCGTTTTGGCAGCATTTCTTTTCCTCTGAAATTCTACTCGGTCATCATCAATCGCGTCTGCCAACAAACTTTCTGCCACACTGATAACATCGTTGAGAAAATCTATTTGGAAACAAGTGTGATGCGACTTTAGCCTTGCTACATCTGCCTGACTTGGCTTGGCTCTATCGCTGCTTACAGACCATGAAAATGTCAGCTTCATGGGTAGAATGCCGAATGCCACAAGGTCACAAACCGACCTTGCGAATGCTTGCCACGCACTAGGTCAGCATTGCTGACAATGCCATTGCGCCTTGCCATCACAGCAATATGGCCCCAAGCGCGCATCTCTCGCGGCTGGTGCTTTCCGTTCATTGAAGCGCGCACATCTTCAGTGGTGAAATATTTATGCCGCCGCGCATAATCTACAAAGGCTTGGTAAGCTGCTGCCTTCCATTCGTCGCCAGCCTTATCTGCTGCCAGCTTTGCCAGTTCTATACCCTTGGCAACATCAGGCTGCTGCGGCATGGCTGCGATGCGCTCAAAAAATTTCTTCAACATCTAGAACACTCCTTTCTCTACCTGAACTTATAGACCGCAACGCTTCAACATCGGCGTTAACGCCTTCTAAAAACTCCATCACGCTAACCTCCGTCTGCTGTATGAAATAATCATCTCGCGGAACGCGATGCACCCAAAGCTGCAAATTGACAGGCAAGCGCGGATCAAACGAAACATAGTCGCACCACTGCCGGTCTGCGCAGCGCATCTGCCACTGCATCTGGTACAGATATTTAGTTGGTATCTTTTCCGTTTTCAGCGTTTCAATGTGCGTGGCGCTGTTGGGGCATTTAATCTCTATCAGCCCATCATCGCCTACAAGCCCGTCAGGGCTTGCGTGAGTGCCTTCAATCATCGGATGCTTGATTAGCCCTACCTGCTGCACAAACACCCCTGCATGGGCCTCGTATGCAATCCTAGCTAGTTCCTCATTGTCTATGCCGAACTGCATGGCTGCCGATTTAAAGCCTTCCTCTGCAATGCCGGTAAGCCGCTCAACAACCAGCTTGGCCCTGAGATTTGTGCTGGTGGCTCCGAATGTCTTTCCATCCTTCAGCTTTGCAATGGCGTCAGCGATAGCGGAAGCCCCAAGGCTCCCGCACCGCGCTGCATACCAAGCATCTGTGCGCTGCTCTAATTCAATGGTCATCGCGCAGCCCTTTTTTCTAATATTGCGATTACCGCTTTATATTTGGCTGGCGACAAGTCGCTAAGGCTTCGCACTTGGTAGTGCTTCAACAATTCATCCTCATCAGCATCCGTGCTGCTTATCAAGCCCCGCAATCTTAACTCCTCATCCTTGGTAAGTTTTTTGGGCGCGCTAGTTACGGCAGCATTGCCATCGTCATCCTCTGTGGGCAGACCAAAGCAGGTTTGCAGCGCATAGCGCCGTGCATAGGTAAGCGCAGAGCCAAACCCATGCGCATCATGCTTATTGGCTGGTACGAACAAAACCCCCATGCTCAACTTCTCGCCATCAGCGTGAATAAGAATGGTTTCAATCGCAACGCCACCTTCTGACGGACGTGGGCATTGCATAAACCCAAGTTTATGATTTGCGAGATGCGGCTTAATTGCATCAATGACCGCTGGCAGGTCAGCATACTTTGATTTGAAATGCGGGTTAACTGCTGACTTGGTTGCCGCTTCAATCTCGGCAAATGCGGCAACGTATGCGGCGCAGATTTTTTCATCGCTCATTAGTTTCTCCTTATGCAAAGCGCGGAAACATTTTTTTGACGTCAATGGTTGTGTGCCAGTCGCGTGACAGCAACAGGTTGCCAATCTGCTCGGCAAGCAGTTCCTGATAGTTTGGATGGCAACCGCCAGCAGCAACGATGGCCTCGGCGGCATCACAAGCTGCACAGCAAAATTGGTCGGTAAATTCGAGCGCGCAAACAGCGCAGGTGTCTTTTGTCATGTCGTTCTCCTGCAATTAGAAATAACGAACCCTTTACATTTCTCAAGCGTTTTTTTATGAGTGCTTCACATTTTGTTGAAAGGGTTTTGCAATGACATTGGTAAACAACGCAATTGCGCGGATTTACGGCAGAGCAGCGGAGCATAAAATTTCCGCCAAGGCTTTGGCTGAAGCATCTGGCATCAGTCGCGTTACATTGAGCAACTGGCGCAACGGCAGACACGCTCCAACGCTGGAAGCATTTTTGACCGTTGAGGATACGCTGTCTCAGATGATTGCAGAGAGAACCAATGGTTAAGCGTGGGCGCTTCTCAAAATACAACGCCAAGAAGGCTTTGTGTGGAAAGGGGCATCAGCATGACAGCATCAGGGAAGCGCGGCATTGCGATGCGCTGTATCTGGAATTGATGGGCGGCCTCATCTCTGATTTGATTATCGGCCCACAATTCTGGTTTGTCATCGACGGTAGGCAGGTCAAGCATTCCAATGGCCGTAGGGTGGGCTACAAGGCTGACTTTAGTTACGTCAGGAATGGACGCCAGTGCGTTGATGACAGCAAGGGCTTTACCGTCAGGGATTGGCCGCTGCGCAAAGCCATCTTTCTGGCGCTGTATCCCGACATCCAGTTTCGTGAGGTGTAGCCGCTCACAAAAGGGTTTTACAATCGAAGGCCATTGATTAAAAAATTGGACGGGGAGTGTGTTTAAAGGAGAACACACACTCAACCCGTCCTAACAAAGCCGATATGGGGAAAGGCATTGCCATGCACATAAATACACACACGAACACCTACGGACAAGGGGTGTTGTCGTGAGCATAAAATTGATGGGCGCTGTATGGGAGCGCGATGATCTTACATCTACTCAGAAACTGGTTTTGTTGGCCTTGGCTGACTGGGCTAACGATGAGGGGCTTTGCTGGCCTTCGATAGACAGGGTTGCTGTCAAAGCATCTTTGACG